CTTTATTATATACTTACGGAAGTATAAAAACAATGGGCAAAATACACAAATATACTTCCGTAAGATTGTATAAAATGTATACTTCCGTAAGAAAACAAAGTGTGATATACTGATTAAAAACCATAGGAGGTGCAGAAAATGCCAGATACAACAGAAAAGAAGACTATACCGAGAGGACCAGCAGCAACGGCAGCAAAGAACAAATACCGTGATAATAATTATGACCGCATGGAACTTGCGGTGCCAAAGGGCATGAAAGCCCGCATAAAAGAGATTGCAAAAGAACAGGGCTATTCATCACAGAACAACTATGTTGTGGAAGCCGTGAAAGAGAAGTACCAGCGGGACACCGGGGAAGAACTGACGTGGAGGAAAGAAGAGGAATAGCGCATGGCAAATGTACGTTTTGGAAATATAGACAGAACACCAGAAGCAACCGGGAAAAGCGTCTGGGGTTGGTACACTGAACCGGAGCAGGTGACAGAAGAAAAAAGACGGGCAAGAACAATGGCAGAAAGCCTTGCTGCCGCACATGAGGTCATACCGTTGCGGGGAGGAATGGCAAGCACAGAACCAGCGCACAGAGAGTGCAAAGGCTGCACGCAGCAACCATATTGCGCAGGCTGTATGAAAAAATATAAAGATTTCAAAATAAAAGAAGATGGCAGGAAAGCAAGAATAATCATGGCGCCAGACACGAAAAGGAGAGTTGAAGAATATATGAAAGAGAAAGCGGAGAGGGAAAACGAGTGATAACAAAAGTATTTTTGGAACTTACAAACGGGCGCACATACAACATTGACGCAGAAATTGAAGAAACAAAGATGGGCTACAAAATAACGCTTCCAGATGGGAGCGGTGCGGAAATAAGACGGGATATGATAAAAAGAATTGAAATGGAAAAAGAAAGCGCACAAATAATAGCAGTGGGAGAAGTAGAACCGCATATCATGCCAAAGAGTGCGCCACACTACAATATAATTGAGCCGGAAAAAATTGAAAAATTTAGATAAAACGCTTGACTTTATACTTCCGTAAGTATATAATGAAGATAGTTAAAGAAGCAACAACACTTTAACGAATACGGCAAGGGAAAGGAGAAAACATGGCAGACAATATGACAGATAAACAGTTTGAAAAAATCTTGAAAATGGTTGGAATGATTTTGGACGGCTGCAAAGACCTTGACGAAGCGAAAGCAAAGGTAAAGGAACTTACAGAAGACCAGAAAAAAGAAAAGTCGGCAGAATAGCCGACAGGGTACAAACAGAGGGGCGGCGGGCTTGCCACCAAAGCCCCAAACTGTTTATATAGATATAATATCAAGAAAACGTGGCAAGGTCAATATAATTCAATACGGAGGTAGGACGAATGGTACAAACAATGAAAGAGTATCAGAAAGAATATTTTGAAAAAGAGGGCTACACCATAATTGACAATATGGAAAATGCAATCAACGCATTTTGCGAGAGATACCCGCAACATACAAATGTTGCAGAAGAAAGCATACTAAATGACACAAACTGTGATTGGGTGGTGCTGAATGATGGAAGCGTGGCAGTTCTTCCGGGTATATTAGAAAAACCAGTGTGCGAAGTGTCGGAATATTACGGCGACAATGTGTTTATGCTTGTTTCAAGAGTGAATAAGGCATTACAAAGAGCAGGACAGCAGGAAAAAGCAGAAGCATGGAACAGAGAATATAAAGAGCAGCAGGACTATGAAGCGGTTTGGGAATTAGCCAGAAAGTATGTCACAATCATATAAAGCCAATACGGAGGAAAAGCAGATGGAAAAAAGCAAACCTGCGGTATGGAACCCAGACAAAGCGCTAGAGGGTGTATTTTGTCCGACGTGCGGAAGTTGGATTGATGACTACACAGGACAGCCGGAAAAGTGCCCAAAGTGCGAGCAAAAACTATCTGGGTGGATAGATGGGAGAAAACACCCGCCAGAACTGCACAAGACAAAATAAAAAGAAGAACCCCGGCAGGCAGCAGGCTTGCTGGGGTTCTTTATTTTGTACTAACTTAACACAGCCCACGGGTAGTGTTCAATTAGTACAACACTACCCAAAAACAACACCCGTGATATTCTGGTCATTGTCAATCCTTATTTCTTTAATGACCGAACGCCAAAGCGTGCGTTTTTCTTCACGGGTCAAAGTATCGTAAATGGTTCTAAAGCTATTATCAAGAAGCCTGCGCACAGCTGCAAAGTCTGGCGGTGCTTCCTGCGCTGGTTCCGGTATCTGGTTCAGTGCAGAAACATATATTTGATAGTCCTTTTTATAGTCTTCAATGTCGATAAGGTCATTCACATATAGTTCTTTTAATTTAGTCAGCTTCCGTTTCAGTGCGGCTTTGTCAGTCCGGGCAACGGACGCTTTCTTTTTGGCTGCTTCCACGTCCCATTCAAGCTGGCAGCGGTCCAGTTCTTCCCCTAAGTGTTCAAACAACCATTGTTCCACGACGTCTTCACGGGCTGAATGGTTATGAGAGCAGCGCCCACGCTGGAAATGCTGGTTGCAGCGGTAATAAAAATAATCACTGGATTTGTAGCCAACAAGTTTGTGCCCACATTCAGCACAAGTCAGAATAGAAGTGAAAATATAAACCTTGCCAGATGGAGCAGAACGCACATTGCGTGTCAGAAGCGCTTGCACCCGGTCAAATTGCTGCCTGCTTATGATTGCCGGGCAGAATTGGTCATTATATCTGCCGCCCCGGTCATACACGCCAGTGTACAGCTTTTCTTTCAGCATACGCCGAAATGTGGCGTCACACCAGTTCACGCCGTATGTTTCCCGGACATAACGGACAGTAGCCCGCTGGGAAACTGTGTTTTCAAAATAATTAAAAGCGTCTTGCACAATGGCTGCGTCTTCCGGTACGACTTCCAGCCGCTTTTCTTCATTCACACGGAAGCCGAACGGAGCAGAACCGGAAACAACGGTGCCGTGTGCAATCTTGCTGTCAAACACAACGTCTATTCTTTCCCCGTCTATGTCAGCTTCATTCTGGGCAATAGACAGCTTCACATTGATATACAAGCGCCCGTTTGCAGTTGTTGTGTCGTACTCTTCATCAGTGGTTTTCCATTCACAATTATGCGCTTGCAGCACTTCCATGATTTTATAATAATCAGCCACAGAACGAAACCAGCGGTCAAGACGGCAGAAAAGCAAAATGTCTACTTCATCACGCTTCACCGCTTCAAGCATTTTTTGAAATTCAGTTCGCTTGTGCATATTCTTTCTGGCGGTCTTTGCTGCGTCAATATAAATGCCGACTATCACCCAGCCCCGTTCCCGTGCGTAGGCTTCCAGTCGTTCTTGCTGGGCTTCCAGTGACAGACCTTTTATTTTCTGTTCTTCCCCAGAAACCCGGATATATAAAGCAACCCGGACAAGCGCCGGGGCAATTTCTTTCTTTCTCACAAAATCACCTGCATTTCCTTTAATTTCCCGCCCGCAGGTGCTATAATCAAAATTGCAGACGGTATGTTGTATCTGGTATGATGTATCTTTGCACCCGCCCCGGTAGTGTTCCCAGCACGCCGGGGCATTTTATTTTAATCAATAAGTTTTTCGGCTTCATCAACGTACATGGTCTGTGCGTCTATAACAATATTGCCGTAGTCCGGCGCTTCAATTTCAGTGTTTCCGTTCATAATTTCAAGTGTAGGCTTTAAGGCTGTTTCAGAAACACCATAAAAAGCGGTTTTCAAATACTGGCAGGCTGTGCGCACATCTTCACTCAAATTTTCGTTGTCCATATACTGCAAATACTTGTCAACGTCGGCGTCCAGTGTGGCTATGGCTTCCGTTAGAAGTTCAGTGACCTTTTCTTTATCCTCTTTCTTTGCGTACAAAGGAAGAGTAGTGCAGACCGTATTGTTATAATATTCAATAGACTGCTTCAATTCTTTTATAACTTCACGGTCAGTCAATGCGCTTTCTGTTTCCTGCACGCTTTCTTCTGTTTCCGACACAGCGGCAGCAGGATATAAAACAGAACCATTCAAAGTTACGCTTTCAACAGAAGTGCCAGAAAGGGTTGTGACATATTCAGAAGCGGAAGACCAAACAGAAAAGCTGTTATCTTCATCAGACTTCACATAGATATAATTTATTTCACTATCAATGCCGCAGTCCGTAAGGATAATAAAAATGTCGTCGGCTTCTTCTGGTGTAACTTTCATTACAGTTCGTATTTTATCAACAGAATTTTGATAAAATGAATATTCCTGCTTCAATTCCGCAGATTTTGGGGTGTTTAGGTCAACAGTAGCACCGCACCCAGATAATAAAAGTGTCACTGCCAAAGCAGCAAATAAAGATTTTCTTTTCATGCAATCACCTTTCCTGCGAAATATCCCAGAATATACATACAAATTATAATAAATAGTGCGCCCAGCCTTGCAAATAGGAAAGGTGGCACACATGATGAAAAAATATATCAACTACTATGACAGCAGAGTATATGCAATTTACTATCACAGAAGCAATACCATTTATTACAATCTGAATTTTTCTGGTACAACGCAACTAATAATCTACAAGTAAAGGGCAAAAGCTGGGTGCGTTTATCACCCAGCGTCTACCCCGGAAGCATTGCCAGCGTCAACGGGTGGGCACTGGGCTTCCAGTTCTTCTTCACTGTCCGGGACAATCAATGCCGGGTCTGCGGCTACGGCAGCAGCAAGCCTGCGCTTGAAGTGTTCCATTGCAGTTCTTCTGATTTCCGGGTCAAGTTCAAAATATGTTTTCACAATTTCCAGTTCAAGACCCGTGGCACCTTTAGACTTCACAAAGTCGTCAAGGCTGAAAGTGTCCGGCTGCACAAACATTGGTTCCGTACCATTCAGCAGCCATTCTTCATTCACATTAAATTCACTGCATATCAGCTTCATTAGTGACAATTTTTGGTCTGGTCTGGCAAGTGCGTTCAATTCTATGTTCTTTATTACAGAACGACTAACGCCCAGCCGTTCCCCAAATTCTGTCTGGCTTAAATGTAAATAAGTTTTGCGCAGTTCCCGTATTCTTTCGTATGTTTCCATTATGGAGCAACCCCCTTTCTACTACAATATAAATATGGTTAATATCCCTTACAGCCAGTAAGGAATTAT